GAGCAAGACTCCGCTTTGCCTATCTTGAAAGAGACAGCGATGCAAATGGTTATCAAGGCCATAGCTACACAAGACTTTACATAGAAGAAGCTGGAACATTTCCAAGACCAGAACCTATCTATAAGTTGATGGCAACACTCAGGTCAGGCAACAATGTGCCTGTTGGAGTAAGACTAACAGCTAATCCAGGTGGTCCTGGACATAACTGGGTTAAAGCAAAATACATTGATCCAGCCCCACAAGGTTGGGAGATACACAAAGAAATATTTGACGATCCTTTTGGTGGCGAAAGCATTGAAAGAGATTGGGTATTTATTCCAAGCACAGTAAAAGATAATAAATATCTAGGTAAAGATTACATTGCTAACCTTCAGATGGTTGGCTCTCCTCAGTTGGTCAAAGCATGGCTTGAAGGAGATTGGAACGTAATCGAGGGTGCTTTCTTCAGCGAGTTTGGTAAGCGCCACATCATAGAGCCTTTTGAAATCCCGGAGCATTGGACACGATTCATAAGTATGGACTGGGGAAGTGCTGCACCTTTTAGTGTTGGCTGGTATGCAGTATCAGACGGCTCAATAGAAGGCATCTCAAAGGGTTGTCTGGTTAAATATCGTGAGTGGTACGGAACGAGAGAGCCTGGAAGTAATGTTGGTCTTAAACTGACGGCAGAAGAAGTTGGTCAGGGCATAGTAGAAAGAATGGCCGAAGGCGAAAGGCTTGATGATGCGGTACTCGATCCATCTGCCTTTGCAAGAGATGGTGGTCCTTCCCATGCAGAACGAATATACGAGGCTTCTGGAAACGTAATCAGCTTCAGAAGAGCTGACAATAAGCGGGTATCAAGAAAAGGTGCAATGGGTGGCTGGGATAATCTCAGAGCAAGACTAAAGCCTGAACCACCAATGATTCTATTCTTTTCAACGTGTACCGAAACGATTAGAACGATTCCAATGATGCAACACGATGTCCAAAGGCCAGAGGACGTTGATACTGATGGCGAGGATCATGCAGCAGACGAAACACGCTACGCTTGTATGTCCAGACCATTTATTAAGAAAGCTGCTAAGAAGAAAGAAATAAACCCACAGACGATGAAAGGTCGCTCAGAACGCACCATTATGCAGATGGTCGAAGAACGCAAACGAATAAGACAACAACAAGAGGATTATTGATATGCCAATAAGAAAAGTTAAGTCAGGTTGGACATTCGGTGGTGGAGTTTATAAAACACTAGAACAGGCAAAAAGAGCTTATCAGGCATATTTAGCATCAAAGAAATAAGGAAACTATGATTAATTATAAGAACCCGCTATATGGCGGTACACCAGATGAGTTGGTTAAATATTGGCTTGATGAGCTAGAGGATTCAACTGAAATAGAAAAAGATTGGCGAGATGATGCCAACAAAGTCGTTGACATTTATCGTGGCGAGGACGTTGCTGCAACAGCGATTAGTTCAGATGGTCAGAAAATGCGTAAGAATACGTTTAATATTCTCTGGTCGAATATCGAAACATTAAAGCCAGCAATATATAACAAGACTCCTGTTCCGAATGTGCAGAGAAGATTCAAAGACGAAGATCAGCTTGGTCGTGCCGTTGCACAAGTCCTGGAGCGCTCGCTTGAGTTTATGGTGGATGCCAATGACTTAGATGCACCAATGTCAGATGCGGTTGACGATTATTTATTAGTCGGTCGTGGTGTTACCAGAGTCAGGTATGTACCTACCTTTGGAACACCTGAACAACCTGAAGGTGAAATGCCTGGTGAGATGGAAGAAAATTATGAAGAGCCAGTCGGTGAAGTAGTCAAAGAAGAAGTAGTTGCTGAAGCTGTCGCTTACAAAGATTTCAGAAGAGGACCAGCTAACAAATGGTCTGAGGTTGATTGGGTAGGCTTTCAGCACAAATTAACGAAACAAGATATTGAAGAGAAGTTTGGCGAGGAAATGGCTGACTCAGTCGGGATAGATGTTTACGCTAAAGAAGAGGATGATACTTATGACAATGAAACAAACCGATCCCAAAGAGAAGGTCGTGTCCGAGTCTGGGAAATCTGGTGTAAAGCCACGAAGAAGGTATACTTTATTGCACCTTCCTTCAAAGACAAACCACTCAACGAAACAGACGATCCGTTAGGCTTATCTGGGTTCTTCCCGATACCAAGACCGATTTATTCATTGACGACAACGGATTCACTTATCCCTGTCAGCGAATATTATCTGTATCACACATTGGCGACAGAGCTAAACAATGTCACCAAGCGCATTATTGATATTTTAAAAGGTCTGAGGTTACGAGGAATCTACGACTCCAGAATGTCTGAAATCGGACGACTGATGGATTCTGGCGATAACAAGATGATTCCATTGGATGGTGCATCTCAGTATCTCGATGCTGGTGGATTAGATAAAGCAATATGGATGATGCCTATTGACAAATACGTTAGTGTTGTAAATCAACTATATGCGTATCGTCAAAACCTGATTACCTCAATTTATGAGATAACAGGTATCTCCGATGTACTACGAGGTTCATCTGTTGCCTCTGAGACTGCAACAGCCCAAAGCATAAAAGCTAACTACGGCAGCATGAGACTGCAACGCAGACAAAGAGAAGTCCAACGCTATGCCAGAGATGTGGTGCGTTTGCTTGCAGAGGTTATCGCAGAACAATTCTCGATAGATACTCTCCAGAAAATGACTGGCCTGGATTATCCTACTGAAGAAGAAAAAGCGATGATTCAATCGCAAATGCAAATGCAGATGCAACAGTTCCAAATGCAAGCCCAGCAGATGCAAATGCAAGGGCAACAACCGCCTCAACCACCGCAACCTGATCCGCAGATGCTCGAAAGACTGGAAAAACCAACCTGGGAGCAGATCCAACAGATTGCAAGAGATGATTTACTGCGTGAGTTTAAGGTTGATATTGAGACTGACTCAACTATCGCTGCTAACGATGCAGAGCAACAACAGAACATAACCGAGTTACTAACTGGTATTACCTCATTCTTAAACGGAATAGCACCAGCAGTAGAAAGCGGTGCTGTACCTATGGAAACTGCCAAGTCATTGCTAATGGCAGCGGTTAGACGATTCAAGCTAGGCACAGAAGTTGAGACTGCCGTTGATAAGATTGGCGACCAACCTATACAGAACCCAGAACAACAAGCTGGGGAAAGTGGTGAGGCTGAAATGGCTAAACAACAAGCAGAGATGGCCAGACTTCAATCTGAACAGCAAGCTGAAATGGCTAAACAGAAAATGGAACTTGAATTAGCTCAATCTAAACATCAAATGGAAATGCAGAAACTCGAAAGAGAAGCACAAATAGACCAAGCTGACCATCAAATGAAAATGCAAGAGATGCAAGCTAAAGCTCAATCAAAAATAGTAGGATTATAACCATGCACACTTTAGACCACGCAATAAGTCAGGGTATGACAGAAGAAGAATATATGAGGATGATGCGCCAGCAACAAATGGGTGTTGGTCAGGCAAGACCAATGGAATATCCAGGTTGGGAACACACACCACCTGAAGCATACGCATTACCTCAAACGTCTGCTGTTCCGCAACAATTAGTCGCTCAACAGCCAGATGTCATTGGCTCTTTGCCATCTACGATTACACCAATCGTTCAACCTGGAGAGGATATGTACGCTAACATGACAGATGAACAATTAATGGCATCTTTGCTTCAACCTGAATCTTACCAGCCAAACACGCAAGGAGCTGGTCAAACAAGTTTAGCTGATGCACTAAGAACTATGACTCCAGATGATCTTGCGTTTTTATAATGGCTGGGAAAGGAGATAAAAGAAGAAGAGCAACAATTTCAACTGCTCAATTCGAGGAAAACTTTAATAAGATATTTAGTGTTCCGAAGGAAAAAAGGGCTGGTCGATATAAGCTCGATAAGGAAACCAAGAAACTAATACCGAGCCATGAGTGGTACGAGAAGTATGGCGACAAAACAGGCAAAACCCATTATGTAATGGGAGATATTGAGCCTTATCAAAGCCCTGTTGACAACAAGGTTATTAACTCAAGAAAAGACTATCGTGATGATCTGAAACGTAATAATTGCAGAACCTACGAAGGTTATGAGCAAGAAAAGAAATACGCTGATATTCATAACCAAGAGAAAGAAAAAAAGAATAACGAGATTATTAGTAACGGCATAGAAAGAACATATTACGAGCTTAGAGATGGCATGGTTAAACCAGAGAAAAGTATTAAACCATCTTGGCTTTTAGGCCAAGACTAATGGCATTTTACGACTGGGGAACAGAGCCAGAATCTTACTGGGAGAAAATAAAAAAACAAAGCAGAGGGTATGATCCTGTTAGTGGTGATTATTCTTTTATGAAAGCTGGTGGTGAAGAAATTGCTGGTTACAAGGAAGGTGCTAAAAATATAATAAATGCTTTGAGAAGCCCAGATTATTGGAGTGCTGTTAAAGAAAATATACCAGAAGCGATAAGCGGTTTAAGTAGAGTACCACCTGGTATTTTAGGTTTCCCAGCAGACCTTGTTAATATGGGTTTAGAGGGTATTGATGCTACTTATAATAAAGCAACCGATAGCACAGGCAGACATTTATCAAGTGATTATCCATTTTTAGGACACAAAAATTTAGAAGAAGGTTTCGGTTATCCTGAAAGAAGTGGTAGTCCAACTGAATTTTGGTCTGAGATGTCTGGTTATTTATTACCTTTTACTGGTAAGAATTTATATAAAGCTGAAGAAGTTGCTAAACAAGTTCTAAAAGAGAATGTACCAAAAGTTATAGAAAGTGTAGTACCAAAAGTTTTAAGAGAACCTATTACTGGTCTTAATGTAGTACCAGAAAGTTCAACATTTTCTACATTTAGAAGAATTAAAAAAGGAAAAGACGAAGGACAAGTAGTAGGCG